TATTGCTAGTGTAAAAGTTAAATCCGCTGTTTTCAATAACGCTTACGCTGAACTTAAAAAAGGTTATCTTGAGTTTGGCGAAACTGTCGAAGAAGTGTTCGTGCAGATTGCTAAAGCAAGGGAATTTTCTGCTGAAAAAGCTGAAGCAAGAGAACTCAAGCGTACTCTTCCTGATGTAAGAAGTGCTTTCCATACCATGAACTGGAGAGTAGAATATCCTGTAACCATTCAGAACAATGACCTTCGTACTGCATTCCTTTCTGAAAATGGTGTTCAGGATTTGATTGCCCGTATTGTCGATGCAATTTATACTGCCGCTGAATACGATGAATTTCTGCTCTTTAAGTACCTTATTATCAAGGCAGTTTCTCACGGCAAAATGTACCCTGTTGCCTTTGATGCTACTGATATGAAAACTGGTGCTGTTGCTTTCAGGGGTGCTTCCAACAAACTTACATTCATGTCCAATGCTTACAATGCAAGTGGTGTTCATACAACTACGCCTAAAGCTGACCAGTATATTTTCATGGATGCAGACTTTAACGCTTCGTTTGATGTTGAAGTTCTGTCTGCCGCATTCAATATGGATAAAGCAGACTTCATGGGCAAGCTGAAACTCATTGATGATTTTACCACATTTGACAACGACAGATTTGATGTTATCCGTGCAAACTGCGATATGCTTGAAGAAGTAACTTCCGCTGAACTTGCACTTATGGCAAATGTTAAAGCAATCCTTGTTGACAGAGAATGGTTTCAGGTTTATGATAATCTTGCACAGTTTGATGAAAAATATGTTGCAAGCGGTATGTACTGGAATTACTTCTATCACATCTGGAAAACAGTTTCTTCCTCTCCGTTCTCCAATGCAATCGTATTTGTTGATGATGGAGCAACAATTACTGCTCCCGCAGATATTGACCTTTATGTTGAATCCATTGTTGACGCTGGTGGTGCAAAGATTTACACTCTTCGCATTGATGATACAACTGGTACACTTCAGAATATGAATGTTGAATTTGTTCAGGACGATGATGCAGTTACCGCAGGTATCGCAGTTCATAAGTATGGTGCAGTAATTATGCCTACTGATTCTACTGCCACTAACTTTAAAAATACCTATACGCTTATTGCCAAAGTTGGTGAAGCTACCTATACCTCTGACGACCCGATTGTACTTGCTGATGCGGGTGAAGGTGGTTCTGCTGTTACTGCAACTGCTGTTGGAGACAAAATTACTCTTAGCATTGATACTTAATTTTAGAGCAGGGGAGAGGGTTAATGCTCTCTCCCCATTTGGGGGTGTAAAATGGCTTACATTTATCCAAACACAGATATTGTATTGTGTACAAACGTTCCGCTAGATAATTCATATGACCATACACTTACATTCGCCAATCAGAATGCACAGCAATCATATTTTGCAAGTAAAGCGTATAAAACAATTCCATTGAATAGCTACCAAAGAGCAATGAAAGGGAGTTTAAGAATTTCATGCACAATGGATGAGGCTATAAGATGTAATTATCTTTACTTCAGAAACTCATCCTTTGAAAATAAATACTTCTATGCCTTCATTACTGGTTGGGAATATGTCAACAATGTTACAACAGAGATAACGTATGAAATAGATGTTTTTCAGACATTCTTTTTTGATATTGACATTAAGCCAAGTTTTGTTGAACGTGAACATAGCAATACAGATATAATTGGCGAAAATCTTGTTCCTGAAGGACTTGAACAGGGTGATTATGTTGTTATGAACACAACTATTCTTTCACCTTATAACATAGCTAATGTGGTTAACGCTAATGGATGCGTTCTGTTTTACACTACATTCAATGATGATGCAACTTGTTCAGACTTTACAGGTGATTTTATAAATTATGTTTATAGCGGATTAAATGTAATTAAAAAAGAATCTGTTCCAGAAGTTCAGGCATTTTTAAGCAAAGTACAAACCTTGGCTACGCCTAAAATTGACGGTATTATCGCCGCATATATGTGTCCGTTTTCACCACTAGATGTTACAAACGATGGTGTTATTACTTGGGACTTCACAATCCAAAAATTTTATGACACATTAGCAGGATATACGCCTAAAAATAAAAAATTATTCACAGCTCCATATTTAACAATGAGAATAAGAAACGATACTGATATTAATGAATATCCTTTTGAGTATTTTCTTGGTGCAACCTGTAGATTTGAAATGCTTGGCACTATACTGCCAGAACCAACGCTCACTATAAGACCCAAGGGTGGTGCTTATGCTGAATACATGGGAAGCGGTACGCATTATCCAAGAACTGATTTAAGACAGGTTAGTAAAAATTTCCCGCAGGTTTCATGGAATAGCGATGTGTTTAAAGTTTACCTTGCACAGAATGCAGGTTCTATTGCCGCAGGTATGATTAGTACAGTTAATACAACAGGATATAATTTAATCAGACACGCGGCTAGTTTTGACATTCTTGGTGGTGTTGGTGATGCAGTAGACTTAGCTAATCAAGTTTGGAAAGCATTGGGGCAAGCTAGTGATATAGCTGTAAAACCTCCACAGCTTAATGGTTCTCAAACTTCACTCGCTGACTATGCTAATGGTGCTAAGAATTTTTATGTTGATGTTCTTTCTATACGTCCTGAATTTGCACAAATTATTGATGGATATTTTGATATGTTTGGTTACGCAACACACAAAGTCAAAGTTCCTAATATTACTGGTAGACCACATTGGAATTATGTTAAAACAAAAGGTGTAGTGCTTGATGTTGCAAATGCTCCACAACCTTATGTACAAGAGTTAATAAATTGTTTCAACAGAGGAATAACATTCTGGCATAATCCATCAGAAGTAGGTAATTATAATTTAGATAATAGTCCTGTATAAAGAGGTGGTGAACAAATGGGCAGGCGTAAAAGAGACAGAGAGTTTTGGGAAAGTGCAGATTTAAACAATGCCGCTTACATTCAATACTACGATAGATTAACGGAGTTGTCTATCTCAATGTTTGAATGGAGAAATTTGCCAGATTCTATTGATGCACGTTTCCTAGAACTTACTCTTTTTGCAAGCGGTATGGCAGTATTTTTTAAAGACGATGATATGGGCGAATATCTTGCTTTGCAATGTGCCATAAGTGGTCCGCTTGATGTTTATAGAATACCAATACGAAGAAGGGCATACGCAGTAAACGGATATAATCGTGAACTTGATAATAAAAATAGCGTTATTATTTATAATAATATGTTGCATAAAAATTCCATGCTCGACGTCAGAATGTTTGCAAGGGATTTGTATAATCTTGACAGGGCTATTTCTGTTAACGCAAACGCACAGAAAACCCCCATCCTGATTAGATGCACAGAAAATGAAAGGCTTAGTCTTGAAAACCTGTACATGAATTACGATGGTAATAAGCCTGTAATTTATGGCGATAAACAGCTTAATCCTAATGCTCTCACAGTTCTAAAGACGGATGCTCCCTATGTAGCAGATAAACTGTACACTCTGAAAACTCAGAAGTGGAATGAAGCATTGACTTATCTTGGAATCAGCAATGTTAACATAACTAAGCGTGAACGCTTGATTACTGATGAAGTTACAAGGAATCAGGGTGGTACGATTGCCAGTAGGTATTCCAGACTTGAGAGTAGGCGTAAGGCTTGCAAGATGATTAACAATATGTTTGGTCTGGATATTCAGTGCGATTATAGAGAGGACTATCAGGAAATTGTCGATGCTGAAGATAGTGATTCTATCAATGTCGAAAGGAAGGATATGAGCAATGAGTAAGTACACAACTGAATTGCGATTTATCTGCGAAACCGAAGCGGGTCTGGAAGAATCAAAAGGTTTTAACGATGTTGATTCAATCATTGAAGCGGCTATTCCGAGTATCTTCAGCTTTGATTTTCCTATCTTTGACGAAAGCTACAGGAATGTTCTGGAAACTAAAATCCTCAGGCACTACTATACAAGAGAAATTGGTCTTGAAACGTATGGTCTTTGGAAACTGAAACTGCAAACTAAGCTGAATGAAATTATGCCTTACTACAATAAGTTATACGAAACAGAACTGCTGAAGTATAACCCATTGTATGATGTAGATATGACCACAACTAATGTTGGTCAGAAAACAGGGGAAAGCGTTAATATTAATCAGACAGATGAAACAAGAGAAAATACTTCGGCAAGTAAATTGAATGATGAAGCAGTTAATACATCGGCAAGTTCTAGCAAAACTGATGGCACTAGAAGTGTTGAAAATGAAAATACTAGTGCTTCTTCTGGTAATTCCCATTCTACTACTTCTGGCACTAAAGGTACAACAGATGTATACTCTGATACACCACAGGGTGCTTTGACAGGCGTGCTTAATAATCAGTATCTTACCAATGCTAGAAAAATTGATGAAACATCTAGTGGCTCAACTACTGCTAATGATTCTCAATCTAATACTTCACTTGGTAAACAGAGTGATGTTAATGAACAGAATCTGAATGAACAAACTGTTGATTTTAATACAAGAAAAAGCAGTAAAGATGATTCAAGTGTAAGTAGCGGAAAAACTAATGGTTCTAATATTGGCAACACAAAATCTACTGAAGATTATGTTCTTCATGTTTTCGGTAAATCCCCAGGTGCTAATTACGCTAAACTTATCAAAGAGTTTAGAGATAACCTATTGAATATTGACATGGATATTATCTCCGACCTTGGAGAGTTGTTCATGCTAATTTGGTAAAGGAGTGAAATTATGCGTGTTATTGTTCTTGATAAAGAATCTTTTGTGGTGAATGAGTTTTTCAATGTCACTAAGATTGAATTTATTGCATCTACTAATAACTACCAGATTA